ACACACTGTAATAACTGAGATGATAAGATCTACTCACCAGAGATCTCACTTTCCTCATATCTTGAGTGTTCGTACATCACGGTTTGACTAAGCTGTGTAAATAAGTCACTTTCGCCGCCATACAAATAGTTGACAAGTCTCTGAGGAGCTGCTCCCAATCTTCCGTTTGCAACGCTGAGTGTGTTAGAAAGCTCTTGTTCGGTAGCGCCCATCAGCACCTGTAGTTCTGTCATCAATATTCTTTTTATTTCTTGAGATAATTCCTTCCCTAAATCATCCACATGGTCTCTGACCCATATGTAATAGTACGGTAGAGAACGTCTGTCTTCTGAAGTCACAGATCCATTGCGGAAGAATAAGTTTAAAACCCTTTCCTTTATTAAATGTCCCTGCTGCAGCAACGATATCACCTGATAATTGGCCCTTCTTGATCTTTTCTTGTACCCCAGTGACCTCACAAATCTAATTCCATCCTCTTCACTCAGTAAAGCATCTTCCATGCTTTCCATGTTTAGTCCTTCTTCCTCTTCGACCATATCTGCCCAACTCATTCCCTGCATGCTATCTATAGGTGCGAAAGAAAAGACGCCTTCATCCTTAATTTTGAGCATTTCTTCTTCAAACAACTTGGCAACATCGACATCTGTTAAGTCTGTGATGGTGTTTAGGGCAACTAGAGTACCAGCCACAGGCATGGTTGTATTTCTGAGGCTGAAGGCCTCCTCATTTATTTCTTCCATAACTTGCAGGTAATCAACAATTCTTCCCTTATCGGTTGTAGTTTGTTGCAGGATTGTTTGCATGTTCACATCGTTGTGCAAGAATCTGTTGCATTCCTGATCGGAGAGAGAAGGCAATCGATAGTTATAAAACCAATCCTCATTTTTCATCAGCCGACTAAATCTAACTCCTTTGAACCAATGCTCTTCAGAAGGGCACAAACCTGGTGGCATAGTGCAAGGGTAATAGCTTCCTGGAAAGTGACAAATGGTGGCTGACCTCTGATTCTGTTGCTCTAGCTCTACAAATACTGAGCCAGTTTTTTTGTTGACACTTGTTTTAACGACAAAATCGTCCAGATCTTGAAGTCTCAAATGATTAAACTGCCTGTCAATGATCAGATTCAGAACAGAGTGTGGGGGTCCTCTTCCTGTAGATCTTATTAATGTTTTTGAATTCTGGCCCAGATAATAAAACCCTGATTTGATTGGTTTCTGAGTGAAGAAATTGAATAAATCCATGTCAAGGATGCCGGACAGCTCTTTAAGGGTCTTGAGTAGAGTTTCTTCGTCCTCTACACGCTTGGCCCTTAAGAAATGATGGTCGCCCACAATATTGAGAGTGAATGTGTTGGGACCAGAATTCACAAGCATCTCCAAGTCCCCAGACCAGGTTACATTGCCTCTTGAGTCAATGTTTTTCTTCTGCCTACGAAGGTATGTGAAATTTAGGTTCTTCCATGAAACCAGCTTTTCTTTAAACTCAGATTTGGGCAACACTTGTGATGCAACAAAGATGACAATCTTGCGAGTTTGATGGTCCATGCCTGTTATATTCTGTATGCTCCTGACAGAAGTCTCGCAGTATTCCCTGAGTGATGAATCACCAACTGTGCTTGAGCTAAGAAAATCTGTTGGTCCACTCAAGGCTTCCTGTTGTTCCATCATAAGAACGTTGCAGCAAAACTTCAGGATCTCCATCATTAGGTCCATCCTGTTTTCAGTTTCTAGGTAAGATTGCTCTATTCCAAGGTCCACCACCATCTCATGGTTAGGTAAATGACTATACCTTTTCAGCGAGCTCAAGGTGCCATGTAAGGTTGATGTGCTGGGGCCACTGGCAAAGGCCTGTATCTTGGAGGTTTTAGAGGCTTTATAAATTTTTGACATGTAAAAGAAGAGGTCCATGGGTCTGACCCTTTTCTGCCTACATTCTTCTATGAAATTCTCATAGGACGAGAGATTGAATCCAAGCATCTTGCGAAATTCTGCGACATCCTCTTTACTTGAAAGCTGTGAGAGGCCAAAGGAAGTCTCTAGAATTGATTTCAATGTGTTACTGAAGTTGTAATTGTAACTGTTTACAACCCAATGTCGGACTGCTTGTGAATGTGGTTTAAGGTTCTCCCTTCTCAGGCCAAATTTACCTGAGAACTGCTTAATGACTTCAAATGACCTCCTTTGCGGGAAGATCACAGATAGCATAGCTTCAACAGGGAAATTAGCCTTCTTTGCTTTTCCTAGCCCCCACTCCAGAAATTCACCATAGGTTACATCCACTTCTTCCTCCAAGTCTTCCAGTGTTCCCACATCCAAATCTATCGCCTGGACACCAGTTGGCTTCCTCATTTTCCATGCTCTAGCACTCTCAAAGGCTGCGAGTCTTCCTAGGTAGATCGCAGGTGAAGTCCTCCTCAAAGCTTCTGACGCTCCTTTTGTTAGAAGCTTGGATTGTATAACCTTGACAGTTTCCTCAACTGTTTCAGGGCCTCGAACTAGAAGGAAAGGGTTATCGGAAAAGAACTCTTCAACAGTTTTTGCATCTATGTCCAATCTCTTTCTCATAGAAACAAGTTGCTTAATTAATCCCTGCCTAATTCCAAAATGGTCCTTCTTTAGTAACTCTTCCTCTTCACCAGGGAAGGCCTCACCTATTTCGTCTCTCGTGATGGGTGTATATAATAGCTGTTTAACTTCTAGCGGACAGTCTTCATTTGTGACAACTAGATAATTGTGGAATTCCGGACCAATAATATCTTGCAGATCAACATCATAAAATGGGTAGATCCCAAAGTCATATGGTATTAAATTCCTCTTGATGGAAAAGATCTTGGAAACATCATTAGTCATACCAGCTCCTGTCCTAAACATTGTGTAAAAATGGTCAGAGTTTAAGCAGTGAGCAATTCCACAGAGGACTGAAGAACCACCATTTTCCCTGAGTTGCCTAATACGGCCATATGATTCATTTACAAAGTTAGCGCAAGAGCCTGTCTGTATCATGTCACAACAGGCTAGTCCAAATTTTATGGTTGGTGATAAGGTTTCCAGGTTTGCCATGAATGCTGAGTTTAGTTCGTACATAATATTGCCAGAGGCTGATTTGACCGACAACTCCATAGAATGGAGCCTCTCAGCAGCATGTGCACACTGCTCAAAAAGCAGATATTGGCTGTATCCAGATGGTTTACTCATGTCTATTCCAATCATGTCACCTTTATCATCTGAACCCACCCTAGTTTTCCATTCGATTGCTTTCTCTTGACCTAGCTGTTCTAGACACTCTTCAAATAGTTTGTCTCTTAGACTTTGACACGACAAGGCCAGCACTGTGGAGTTGTAATGAGGTATACCTTGGCACATGTTCGAATGGTTTCTAAAATATGGAATTCCGTCAGACAAGAATTTCTCCTTTGCCTCCTGAAGCCATGCTTGCTCATGACGTTCAAATGGGTGTTTTGACCACATTTCTGTTAACTTACGAGGGTATTCGATCATTTTATCGGTGTGTTTTAAAAACACAAAGTAGCCTAGGTTCTTCAGGGACTCATTATCTTTAAACATCCTTGTGTATATGCTGCAGAATATGGTCGGTATGAACTTCTGTGCCCAAGTTGTCATGTCATATGAGTTTTTAACCATCTGCACTGGGGTGCCTTTTGGAAAATGAGACAGCACTTCCTCGTAGTCACCTCTCATCATCAATCGTTTGTCCTTGCCTTTTGTCAAGATTTCTCGCTTGTCGGATTTAGAAAGCAGCCGACATAGTTCCTCTACTATGTTGAATATTATTCTTGCTTTAATGTAAAGAATCATGATCTCCCTGACACCCCCTATCTGGCCTTTCTTAAAAATTTGGATCATGACATCAAAAGCTTTATTCTCATCACCTGAAAATTGCATTGCAACCTCACTTGCTGTCGTCAGACGCTCATCCTTTGCGATTTCTGCAACCAGCTCAACGGCCTTGGTTCTCTTCCCTATTTTTTCTAACTCTCTTAGGTCATTAGGGTCAACTTTGGTGCATATGGATTTGACAGATGCCTTGAATGTGGCGAACTCACTTAGGTTCTTATTCAATATATTGTTTAGTCTATGGCTGGTCCTCCAGGAGAAATCAGGAGCTACATTGTCCACATGCGTTTCTTGAAGCTTTAGGCCGATTTGGACTGCTCTCCTGCTAAAATAGTGACTCTCAGGATCATGAGACTTCACATGTTGAATGTCTTCGCTGACAGTAGTGTTGCCAAAAACGTAAGATTGCTTTGCCTCAGCAGTCGTCCGAGAACCCATCTCTTTCTTGAATTTTTGCTCCTCCTTTAAAACTTTATCAAGGATGCTCAGCGCATCCTGTGCCGGGTTCTGTCGGTCCTTGTTGTACATCATGCACCAGTAAATCTCGTTCAAGTTGTAGGATATGGGGACAAATGATCCTGTGGTTATCAATCTAGGTAGCTTTCCAACTATTCCTGTTGTTGATTCGTCATAAATACCTGTTTCTTCATCCATTCGAGCTTTAGGGACTTTGATGAACTCAGACAGGTGTGTTTCGCAGAGCAGCTTTGTGCTCTCAACGGATCTTTGTAGCATGGTTGATTGTATGACTGAATTAACCCTAGTTGGAAACTTGGACATTATGCCTTCAAATTGTTTATCACCTAATGCTTTCATCCACAAGTATCTTATTGTTTGATTAGTCAGTGATGTCAGTTGTTTATCTTCCAGATAAGTCAGAGTCAGCAAGTGATGATTGCCGTATTTTAATTCTGACCTAACTGACTCTAGGATAGTTTTCCCAGTTTCCACCAACCTTTCTGAGCATGACACCGTCGCCATGGTGGTTCTATCATAAGCTCTTGCCCAGTGTTTCAGCCTGTCAGTGTCGACTGACAGCCACTCAGACTCCCAATGGTCCCCAATGGCTAGCCATGGAGCAGACAACTCATGGAGGACTGGTTTCACAAATGATATTATTTTGACGAACTCTGTGTTACTCTCTGTCCTCAGCTGTGGACCTGGTGCAATTAGCAGGGTTATGCCTCTGAATCCTGAGTCGCAGATAACGTACTCACGGTTTTTCCTCCTCTTCATGCTGTTTATCACAATCTCCTGAGAAATTCTTTGATAGAATTTTGCTATAGCAGAAATTGGACTTGATTCAATCAATGCTAAAATGTCATCCATCACCTTGTACATGGAGCTTCCAACTGTGTCTAATCCAGGTCTTTCTACCTGCTTTATATTCACATCCATGGAGCTGTCTTCAATTAGTTGTATCAGGTCTTCCAGTGATGTCACATGAGACTTGTCTATAGAGATGTGTACAGGTGGCTTCCTTTCAGACTTCATCCCCATCCTTTTAAGGGCAGCCTTCCTGCCAGGGCCTTCCATTTGCTCTTTGTGTAGCTGCGTGTCACTCATACTTAACCTAATCTTCCGATCTTCTGATGGATCTTCTCTGGATAATGATAGTTTTATCAAGTCCAAATAACCCCCATGGTGTGCGGTACCTTTCAGTTCAGTTATCATGTCAGCAAATCCTCTACCAGTCTCTGTCAATACCAATGGAGCTCCGAGTTGCAGCACTCTTGGCAATTTGTCAGTTGTCTTGGGTCTGGCCTTAAAGGTTTGCCATGCCTCAACTAAGGGCTTTGAGCTAAGAGGCTCTGGGTGGGGATACGGCCTTCTGTTTATTTTACCATCCAAAATTCCTTCAGCAAGCATTGTGATGTATGTGTCATCATCTAAGTTCTCTTTACCATACCCTTCAATTCTGGTTAAGACCTCATCTTTTGTCATTGGTGTTTTAGTCACCTTGCTGAAGATGTCACCTATGTTATCAGAAAGCTCAAATCTGAAGGTGTCTAGTTTCTCGAAGGTCTCACCAGTTACACGGTAGCTCGAGAACTTTGAGTTTGCATGTATGAAACGCAGGTTTCCAATAAACTGGGTCAGCATCCTCTTGTGAAGCTGTGGAATGGGTGGGATGTCCATGTCCCACTCTGGATCTGTCAAATCAAGGCAGATAACATTGTAGTTGACTGAGAACTGTGTATTTGTGTGTATGAATTCGAACAACTCAGTGTACTTAGTCTCCTTCTTTGCCTTGTCCACCTCAGCATTGTAACTTGTTACCACCTCACCTATTTCAAGGCTCTTTAGATCAAGAGTGTAAAGATCTGGTTTCTGAAGGTTCAACTTCTTGTTGTTGCAACTAATTCCGATGTTTTGCAACATGAACACCTCATTTTTGTATATGCCTGACTCTATTAGTCCTAGGCAGAGTATGTCGTGGAGATACCTTCTATAAGTCCAGTAATCAGCAACAGTCTTTGGGAGGTAAGTCTCAATTAGGCCTCTTGCGAAGGAGTCCAGGTCATTGGGTGCAGCAAGCCGTGTGCTTAGTGTTCTGCTTACCCCTTGCTGATTAATTGCAATGCTTGTCATCTTGGATGATACTTTCTGTTTATTTATTGTGAG